TGCACTGTTTATAGAGTTCGTTCTCTTTTGTTATAGGCATCAGGTGGCATTGCTGTCATCTGAAATGGAGAGAAACCCCTCGCGGGGTTTCTATCTCAGCCTTAAATAAGGTATTTAAGACTGTTTGCCTGGTCGAATTCAAGGAAACCTACCTTGAGTTTTGTTTCGATCAAACAACCTATAACATTAGAGAGGATTCTATGAGCAGATTATTCAGACTGGTACTGATTAAAAACCAGATTCGCCTGTTTGCACTGTTTATAGAGTTCGTTCTCTTTTGTTATAGGCATCAGGTGGCATTGCTGTCATCTGAATGTGGTCTCGACGACGTTAGTCGCCTCGTGGATTCGTGCAAAAAAAGCACGGCTACGGGAGACGTTTCGTGACTATTACCGGACCTTTCACAAGGTCTTACTCCAGTAACACATATTACAGATACCAGAAGTGGTTTCGTCAGGGCCTTCCTCGGATAGCCCCGCTGTGGTACGATATGGAGATGCGCACCAGCAAGGCGTGGTCGAATGCTATTGGTCAGTCCGGAAACGGAACTGCTGGCCAAGCAAGCTTTGTCACCGTCGAAAGCTCACCCGCATATACCGATGCTTATAATAGAGCATACGGAAAGTGGCGGGAGGCTATACTGGGCGAGGCGTCCTCACTAGGCGTCAACCTCGCTGAACGGAAGCAAGCTATAGATATGATGACCTCAAGGGTCGTTCAGATTTATAAGTTTGCAAGGGCTGTGAAGTCCTTTCGTTTTGCAGAGGCAGCCACCATCCTTGGGATGACTGTGGTTAGTCAAAATGGAAACACACTAAAAGTCAAGCGACTTGAACGTGTGAAACGGTCGGTATGGAACAAAGCAAAAAAACGCTTCGACCATTCTGTTCAGCCTATTTCTGAAATTCCTTTTCAAATAAAGGGAGTGGCTAGAAAGGTTAAACGAAGACCCGACGGGTCTGAGATCGTTGAACTTCGCTTTAAAAAGCGAGTTGCATCCTTTGGCGACAACTATCTGGAGTATCACTTCGGATGGGAGCCTTTGATGAAAGATATAGGTGCTACTATGAAGGTCTTAGATGACCCTATTGCAGCAGAACTCGGTAAGAGACGTCGTGGCGGAGCAACTCATAAGGTTGTTCAGCCGCACCCTCTTACAACTAATTTTAGTATTAGTACCGAGTTTAATTGGAACTCTAGCGTCCTCATAACTGGGGACGTGAAGGTTTCAAACCTAAACTTGCATCTAGCGGACAGGATGGGTTTACTTAATCCTCTTGTTATTGCGTGGGAATTGGTTCCTTTTAGCTTTGTTGCTGATTGGTTCGGGAACTTCGGGATTTATCTCGAGTCCTTTACGTCGTTCTCTGGTTTGACTTTGTCAAACGTAAGTACGACGCACTACCTGCGTGCATCGTGGACAAACTACTATCGTTACTATGGGCCTTACTACCCCCTAGATACGAAAGAGTCTGTCTGCGTGAGGAGAGTTGTCGGAACTAGTGGACCGATACTCTCTTTACGGCCATTAAAGTGGCCATCTCTGGTGCGCGGCTTGACAGCCGCATCACTGCTATCGCAATTTCTGAAACGCGCTTAAGTTTTCAGAGTCTTAACCTTCCTTTAGGAATACAAAATGCCCAATATGGCAGCTATCACCGTCAAAAAGAATGACGGCACCACCGATCAAGTTTGGACAAACGTTCAGGCCTCCGGAGGTGATAAATCCCCCGCTATCTGGCGCAATACCAGTGTCGGCATTGCTTCTTCGTTCAACCCTGAGATGCGTATGACTTCCCGTCCGAATTCGGACGGTACGGTTCGTCGCGTTGAGGGTACGATCGATTGGAAGCAGTCGGCTACTGGCACAGACGGCATTACCCGAAAGGTCAATGTTGGCGCGTTTAAGTTTGAGGTTGTCGTTCCCCAGGGAATGCCGACAGCAGATTTGGACGAGTTCGCCTCGCAGTCGACCAACCTGATTGCTTCTGTCTTGTTTAAAGACAGTTTGAAATCTGGTTTCGCCCCCCAATAAATAAGGGGTGATGATGGTAAACAACGGTATCTCACGTGAAGTGAGTATTGTGGCTCTCGCTCTTTGCGACGGCCTCTCTGGACGTCTGGCTCCTGTTATACGAAAGTGTATCGAGGAGGGACGTTGGGATGACTTCATTAGCATCGAAGTTAACCCGCGCGACTATTCATGCGCCGAAAGCTACTTCTCTGATGTAGCTTGTATTTCCTTTCTAAGGAAGTATGAACCTCTACCTACCACCATCGACCGTAAAAAAGTCGCAGTGGATGGTTTCTTCGAGGCGGAATTGACGTGCTATCGAACTAATCAACGACTGTTACCCTTCATCTACAACACCTTCGGGAAGGAAGATGAAGCGCTGCTTGAATTTATTCAAGTCCTGCGAAAAGAGGTAATAGCTATAATCGGTGAGAAGCCCCCTAGCAATCCTGCTGGGAAATTCGGACCGGGTTCGACTTACGGAGATAGGGGGAGTCTCACGACTATACCCGATAAAATGTCATCAAGTCCCACATTTACCCGGGACGCATGGCCATTTCTTTTCCCTTGGGCTTCAACGCTCTGGGGAAAGGCTGTAGCGTCTCGTAGTGGATCGCCTACCAAGGTTCGTGGAAATCGTTTTGTTACGGTTCCCAAGGATTGTACGAAAGACCGCGGCATCTGCATCGGTCCTAGCATCAATCTGTTCTATCAACTCGGCTTCGGCCGGGCTTTGAGAGATCGCCTTGCGGCTTCAGGAATTGACCTGAATAATGCTCAAGAAGTTCACAGGCAGGTCGCCCGTGACTCCAGTATCACTGGAGCTTTTGCAACAATTGATCTACGCCAGGCTAGTGATACCATTAGTACAGCATTGGTAAAGCTGATACTCCCGCGTCTGTGGCATGAGCCACTGTTCGATCTCAGAGAACCCATCACAGAAATTGTGGTGGCTGGGAAGAAACGAGACGTTGTGCTAGAGAAATTTAGCGCAATGGGAAATGGTTACACCTTCGAGTTAGAGACAGTCATCTTTTTGGCTGTTTGCCGTGCTATATACACCATGCGGGGTCATAAGCCCTTAAACGGTGAAAATGTGCACGTTTTCGGTGATGACATCATTGTCAAAACTGAGCTAGCTGAAGATGTTATAGCTGCTCTGCGATACCTTGGATTGGAAACTAACACGAAGAAAACCTTCGTTAATGGTCCTTTCAGGGAAAGTTGTGGTGGTGATTACTTTTCCGGCGTGGACGTACGTCCATACTTTTTAAAGGAATCACCTAGTGAGCCGCAACATTACATCGCGTTGGCTAACGGACTTCGGAGATTGGTTCTTACGAACTCTTTCTCTTGGGGCCGCGGGCCTAGTATTCATCGTGCTTGGTTTAGGACTCTGGATTTTATTCCGAGCTCTATACGTAGGTTTAGAGGTCCAAAAGACCTCGGTGACCTCTGCATACACGATGAAGTCGAGTTCTGGCAAACCAGAACCCGTCGCAGCGTCCGTTACATCAGAGTCTATCGACCCAGTACTTTCCGAAAGGTAAGCTGGGATCACTTCGATAGTGATGTAACTTTAGCCGGGGCCTGCTATGGCGTGCCATGGGGAAACGGGGAAATTATTCCTCGAAACTCTGTGGCAGGTTTTAAGCAAGGCTGGGTGCCGTTTAGCTAGTTATAGCTAGACGGTTGACACGTTTGATTAACGTGTTACTTTTCATCCTTAGGACAAGGATGTGGTTTGGGACAAGTCCCTAGAAAAGGTAAAAGCTGCGAGGCTTTACCTCTAAAA